TTGTGGTATTGGTTGTATAGGTTGTTGTCCGTTGTGGTAACTCCATTTGAATTTGGAGTTAAATAATAGTAAAAATCTTGAACATCAAACGCAAGGTCATAATTGGGAGCGGTTAAATCATCGATGTGTCCAGCGTATGGATAGGTTGTGTAATCGGTTGCAGTTGTGTTATTATAATTCCAATATCTTAAACGCCCTGATTTCATTCCACCAAAGTAAGCAATAATAGGTTTAGGACTTTTCTCCTGAGACATTGCATCAAAGATTGTCAGCATCATTACATTTTGATCGTCATCCTTTTTTAACGGTATTAAACAAAAAGGTATTTCAACTTTCTTAGTTTCCTTTACAAACTCATTGTCAAAAATCAAATCTCTATAACCAAAATTAAATGATGTGGCTTGTTTAAAGTCTTTGTTTGTATCGTCCCCATTGTCCGCATAAGTAAAGACTAATTCTTTATTCTCTAATAGTCCCTGAGGCTTAATAGTAAAGTCTTTGCTCGTATCTAACAAGTTAGTCCAATCAACTATATCGTTAGTGTAGTAAATATCTCTCGGCTCAATTACAACTCCATTTTCATAAATAGGACTTATGTAAAGATTAAACATCTTTATGATTGCCATTAAGAAGTCAGTTTGTTTTAGGTTAGGGAGTATTCTTGCAATAGGAAAAGTTTGGTTGTATTCTATTTGACCATCAACATATTGTTTATATGAGTTTGTTGTGTTTAATAACCTTAAATTTGTGATATAACTATTATCAATGTTGCCAAAATAAAAGAAGTTACCTATACAAAAACGAACTTCATCCCCTGCCAATAGTTCAACTGAATCAACATCAATTTTAAAAGCATAGTTTTGAGGCGATGCAGAAAAAATAGAAAGCATGTCTTGTCCTATTATCTTATAAGTAGAACCGCTTTTTTTAATTGCGTATAAATATAAATCCCCGAACGCAGTATTTGTAACTTCTAAAGTTCCTGAAACTTCAAAGTTAGTATAACCGTTTACAAGCTTAGTAAATGTGCCTGTACTTGCATTGTACTGAGCTAAAGGGTCTGAACCAGTTATGTTATACTGAAAAGCATTGGCATAAACTAAACTTAAGTTTCCTGCATTTGCAGTTGATACTATGCCTATGGTTTGATTTGTTGACCTTGTTGCTTCAACTATACTATTGTCTTTCTCGGATTGGTTAAATTGAAACTTAGCGACATCACACTCAAGAATTAACTTTTGAAATTGTGTTGTATTAAAAAAAGTTGCAATCTCTAACGGCACTTTTGCCTCATTAAATATTGCATTAACAATATGCCCTACATAAATAAAAGGTTTAAAGGCGTTATAGTTATAACTTAGATTAGAACTTGCATCGGTGTTTCTTCCGTACTTACTTACTCCCCTATCTAACATAGGATAAGTTAGTTTAATCGTAGGGTTAAAGGTCGCAGTCCAACTATTAACTATCTCAGTATCGTTCCAAGTTGCAGTACCTAATGTAGTCAGGTCATTTAAAGTCTTGTCGGTTAGCTTACTGAATATGTCAATATTCTTACCGTAAATAGTAATTGAATAAGTAACTTGGTCATTGTTTAAAATCTTAATCTCGTTTAACTGACAGTAACCGCTTATTTGTTGCAGGGTATCTTGGTAGTAAATACAAGAAGCTTTCTTGCTTGGATTAAAGTCGGGATTGAGTTGGTCTGAGTTCCTTATTGAAAACGATACATCAAACAAAGACTTAAATACAAAATCGTTCAACTTGCTCCCAGGTATGTCGACTGACTTACTAAAGTCCGATTGCCTTTTAGACGGGTCATCAATGTTGTAGACCTCCTTAGTTATGTTGATGTCAAGGTCTTCAATCGTGTCTATGGAGTATCCTCCTATTACAAGTTCATTACGCATTACAATCTTTGTCTTTTAGTGTCAGCATTCAATTCCACTTCCATAGTCACGTTAATCAACTTATCTTTGATTGTTGACTTCGCCTGGTATTCTGTTGTCAAGATGTTAACCGCTACAAATTGCCCTCCGATAATCATATAAATTAAAGGCGATTGTACTAACTCCTTAAGCCAAAGACTTGTTTCACTATTCACATATCCTGAGTTCAGAGTATATCTTTGTTTGCTTGAATTAAAGAAGTTACTTCTTTCGTGTGAGTAAGTGTTAAAGGTTATCCCTGCGCTTGTCCTCGTCCCCTGTAAACGATTATAGTTACTACTTTGTACGGTTATATTGTCGTCAGCTATTTGAGTGAAATTAAACGCATCCATTCTGCCCAAAGAATTGAGCCAAAATAAACGGTTATAGTTTCCGTCTCTTGTACACTCACGATCAATTTTAAAAGTTAGTTTATTTGATACGGTTGTATTACTTGAGTTCTCAAAAGTAATCTCATACTTTGCCACATTATCCGCAATCATAGGTTGAGCCGAACCACTGGCCACCGTCCAAGAGTTAAGATTACCTGCACCAACTAACACCGATAAGAAGTGTTCCTTATCCGTTGAGTCAGCGACAAAGGGATTAGTAAATGTGCTATTCTTAAGTAGCGTTCCTGCCAAATCATAAGTCTTAACCCTCATTTGATTTGTGCCGTTTGTCGCATAGTTAAGGAATCCAAGCTCGTAGCTATCCCCAACTCTTATATCTATTGTAGAGGGTTGGTTAGTTAAGAAAGTACCTGAGGTTGATGGGATGCCTTTATAAACCAAGTCATCAATAGGATTGTTAATTTGTTTTAGATAGGTCTGCGCTGAGTTAATCGCATAAATGTAAGTACTCTCGGCACTGGCATAACCGCTAATGACTGCTCCGTATTCCTCCCTTATGTTTACTTTAAACTTCTTAAACACATTAACTCCCGTTTTAAAACCTACTGAACCTGCTATTAGATTAGTCATGTCATAACTTAAATAGTTCTCAATGATTCTATGAGCATCTAAGTCGACAGTCCCGTCAGCATAGTACGCAGGTTTTCTTAACTCGGTCAATACAGTACCTGAGGCATCTTTGATTTGGATGCGATACCTAAAGTTAACTTGAGTTGTTTGGTTTGAACTCGCCAAATAAATGATTGGGTCAAAACCGCTAACGAATAAGTCAGGTTGTTGAATAAATGTAACTGCCATTATCTATATAATATTAATTAAGGTTAAAAATACCTTACCGCTTAAACTCGGTTATTAATTTAAACTCTACTTCTTTGCCGATAATATCGCTCAGCATAGTTGTAAGCTCGTTGTACGACTCTTGGTTGAATGTGTCGGTGTAGAATTTAGTTCCGTCTATACCCTTTAGTTTAATTGCGATTGCCATAGACTCAGCCATAGAGAATGAATCTTGTATAACTTGCGCTCCACTTTGTTTATTGCTCACTCTTGCTGGTAGTCCCTTTCTTGCTATGAAGTCCTGTAGGTTGGTAATCATTTGAGGCGGTGTGCCTATATTCCTAAAAGAGAATCCACTTGGAAAGTCTTTATTAGTGTAGGTTTTTGTAGGCACTGAACCCGTTGAGATTGCCGACCTATTGCGAAGTCCTTTGACACCCAAGTCAATGAACATCCAGTAATCATTTAATTCAATTTCCATACTAACAATAGCCCCTTTGATTGTTGGGTTCTTAGGGTTAATGCTTTCGGCTAATGAACTCTCAACATTCTTATGCTTAAGTCTATGCCTTAAGAGTTGTCGCATCTGCTCAGCGTTAGCGTTGCCCCATTCCATTAGGACATCAGCGCACTTGTCTAATATATCGTCACTTAGTTTCATTTCTTTGGTTGATTATCGGCTTTATCTTTTAAATAACATAAATGGTTTAAGAAGTCATAAGCGTTCATTTTAAAATAGAACGAAAACTTTGACCTATCCTCTTTAGCAAAGAGCTTATCGATTGTAGCATACCACGACCACTTTGAACTAAACCAATCGGCTTCTTGTTCTTCGTCTTCCGTTTCTTTTTCTTTGTTGAATAAGACGGGGTAGCCTGAGACAATTTCACTAAAAGAAGTGCAAAAAAAAACCCTATCGGATATGCCACATCCACATCTAAATGCTCTCTGAATAACTCAGCTCTCCGATTGAACTCAGTCATTTGTACATCTTCGTCTTTCTCCTTGTAACACATTGTCGCTAAAATTAAATGAAGGTTGTCAACGATAGCCTCTTTCTCTTTAGTCAAACTTGACATCGAAATAAACTGTTCGGTGTTCCAATCGGTAATATACTGATTGACAAAGTACTTTTCGCCTTGCACCATAAACTCAGTAACCCATTTGTCAGGAAACGAACTAATGTCGGGAATCGTTATGCCCTCTTGTTCCTTAAGAAAGTCAACCCATTTCATTCGTCGGTATTCTGAAATAGGTTTACCGGTAAGAACTGACATGACATTGTATGCCGTTCTTATCTCGTTGTTGTCGCCTAACTTAATGGCGTTGTAGAGTCCTTGATATTGTTTTATGTTCATCTTATTCGGTATGTGCCTAAGCCTGGTTGTTGTATTATGTGAGTAAACCCGTATCGCATTGCATCCATAAGGTGGTTGTTTATTTCGATTGGGTTGCCCGTTGGTTTGTTATCCCTATCGGTTGCCCAAACATAACTCCTTAGTTCTTTTATAAGGTTTGTTGAGTGTTTAGTTACTAAAAGGTTTTGTTGCTGAATCAATTGTATGCCGTGTAAGATTGAATCCTTGCCCTTTAATGCACCCATACACTTAAGACCGTAGCTTTGTAGTTCTGCTATTGACTTCGGTTCTGCTGAGTCACAAATGACCATTGTCGGCTCTGACTTAATTAGATCGAAAATATTTTTATTACTTAACTCCTTTTGATAAATAAGTTCGTGCAGGATGTAACTGTCATTGTATTTATAAATTCCTATACAAGCCGTCGGGTCAACACTATATCCAAAGTCTAATCCTATGCCTAATAACCTGGCATCGTTTGGGATGGTGTCAATCGCAGTCCAATTGCTAAAGATAGTTCCTTGAACTGAACCCACCTCTCCAAGTCCATATACGCACCACCAGTTTTTCCAATATGCTGAGGTCTTGGCTTTCTCCTTTGCTGACTCTATATCCTTTATAATCGTTTCACTTAGGCTCTCGTTATCTTGGTATGTTAAAATGATTAACTCGGAGTCATCCTCTTTTAATACTTCGGTGTGCGCCCAAAACTCTGCGGTCGGGTTAAAGTCTAACCAAATGTGATGTGAGGTTCTTATTGCTAATTGGTGGTAAGCTTCAAAGGTTAGATTGTTTGCCTCGTTAATGTAAAGAATGTTTCTTCTTGCTCCCCTTAACTTTGCCTCTTGGTCTGCACTAAAGAACTCAATGTAACTACCGTTTGCAAATGTGTAGGTTAGTAAAGTCCTATTCCAATTCATGTCAATGTAACGCCCAGTCCATTCCATTATCTTAAGAAAGTCTTTCATTGCACCTCTACGCAAATGGGGAATCGTTTCACTAACTACGCTTATTTCAGTTCGTGGGTTCTTAGTCGCATAGTCAATCAGCAATGGAAGTATGCCAAAGGTTTTTCCTGCACTCGTTCCCCCTTGAATTACCCTTTTTCTCTTGGTTAGTTTTAAAAGTTTATTGATTGAGGTTGTCCGTTTAAACACTTTGTTTAACTTTTATTTGTCTTGGAGCGGTGTAAGGTTGGCACTCGTTTAATGAGTATCACTTACTTAACGCACTTTTTGTTTAATCTTTTGCAGGTTCGTCAGGGAATAACGGTTGTTCTTTAATGGTTGTCTCTTGTCTTTCTACCAATCCGTTAAGTCTTTGTGTGATTGATGGGTTATATTGACCTACCATGCCACCCTCGATTTGGTCTTGTCTGATATGCTTCCTTATCGTGCGACAGATAGCAATGTATTCTTTGTATAAATCATCTTGATTATCAAAATACTGTCCTACAACTCCCACAATATCATAGCAGTAGTTCTCAAAACCCTCTAAGGTTAAAGGTCTCTCTAATGGTTCTTTGACCATGTCTCCTTCTCTTCCTACAAATTGAGTCTTATATCTTGGGTTTGCTTTAGTTTCTTTCTTGTATGATAAGAATAATTCCCACATTCTTTCGGGTGTTTCTATGTTTCTTGGATGTCCTGCCATTGTTATTTTTGTTTTATTATGTCTAAGTAAAGGTAAAATAGTCTATTGTCGGTTGTGAAGTTAGAAGTAAACTGAGGGCGTTTTATAATTACTTTCGCCTCTTGTTGTCTACTCAATAAATCGTGGTCGGTTCTTTGTCTTGGCTTCATGGTGTTTTATTTATGTAAAGCTCTAAAAACTCATCCAATTTTAAAATCGATATCCATTCGCACCCTCCAGAATAGAACGATACATATTCATAGCCGTTTACATCGGTGTACTTTGAGAATGAATCCATTGTTAAAAAGAATCTTGAAACGATGTTGCATTCAGCTAAATCGTACCAGTCTTGGTCTTCTTGTTCTGCCGTTAGTTCAAATATTTCAATCCACATATTAGTAAATTTGTTTAGTAAAGTAATCTATTCTTTTATTGTGTACTCGGTATTGTCCGCCATCCCTTATCTCTACTCTTGCAAATCCTAAATTATGTCTCATATTGTGAGGATCGTATGAGGGGGCTAAAGTACATAGGCAACCTGTTGAGTATGTTGTTATCAATGTTCCGTCAAGTAAGCTCTCAGAGTGTTCACTTGTTTGATGGCAATGTCCTATAAGCATAGAGCCTTTAAGTTTGTTGAAGATTCCCTTTGATGGATTCACTGGACTAAATGCGCCCCTTACTAATAA